AAAAAAGGCTCAAACATGGGCGCGGCCCTTGAGATCGAGATGGCCCTGGAGCAAGCCCGTGCTTTTGAGGAAGAGCTGAAAATGCTCTTTATGCAGACTGGAAAGATTGATGTCTGGAATAAGATCAAGGCACGCCAGGCTGAGATGGACCTGGCTGATGCCAAAGAATTAAGCGCTTTGAAAAAGGCTGAAAAGGAAGCCAAAGCCAAAGAGCAAGAGATGCAAGAATGGGCCATGATCATTGGTGGTGTATTCTTTGTCTTGTTTTTGATTGTTGTTGGTGTCAATGAAATCATGGATTTTTGTCAACAGACAAGAAGGTGTGGTCGATGAATGAATACCAAAAGACATTTGATCTGGCGCTCAAGATATTTGTTTACGGCTGCGTGGCGCTTTATTTTCTTGGGTTTCTTAAATTTTTGCCAAATGACTTGGCAGATAAGATAGTCAATCTACTTTTGGGTAAAGTGGGGCTTGGCAAATGAAAATCACTGCTTACCAGGCCAATGCCAACATGCTCAAAGAAGCACAGCGCGTGATCCATCAGCAGAATTTGAAAGAGCTTCAGATTCTGAACAGACAAGCGCAAGAGGCTCACAAAAAGGCTCAGTGGATCAAACCTAATTCTGTGGATGTGATGGCATGAAATATTTACTGCTTTTAACGGCCTTGATGCTTACTGGATGCTTTGAAGACAGGTATCGCTATAAGTGTCAAAACCCTGACCATTTCCACGCACCAGAGTGTCAGAAGCCCAAGTGCTTATTTACACAAATGTGTCCTGAATACCTGGTCGCACCCATCCTGGAGAAAAAAGTAAATGACACCCAACAGCCAGCAGAAAAGTGAGCTTTTAAGCGCAGAGGCTTTTGAAGTCCGAATCTGGGGCTTTGTGGTGGTGTCTGTGACACTGATCCTTTGCTTCATCGTGGTGGCGCTTTTGTACTCTGTGACCTTTGTCACTCAGCCGATTAAGTCAATGGCCCCGATTGACCAGGCTTACACCAAGATGCTCAACGACATCGTTTTGCTGATTGTTGGCGGCATTGGTGGGGTAATGACCAAGAGAGCTGTTGGTGCAGCCTCTAAGGCTTTTGGCGCGCCACAAATGCCACCACAGCCCATGATGCAGCAGCCCATGATGTACATGCCCCAACCCATGATGGGTGGCTATGCAGCACCAGGTTACAGCAACAATCACGGCTTTAATGCAAGCACCAATGGCATTCCAAGTCAGCCGTTTGGCGCGATGCCGACATGGACCAATCCAGAGCTTGATGAGTCCTGGACACCTGGTCCACCACCCACAACGCCACCGGACCATCTGGAAGATGACCATGAGCGCGTGCAATTGGCTGCGGCCAGACAGGAGGCAGAATAATGTTTGGCATTCCATTACCCTATATTGCTCTGGCCATTCTCATCGCTTTGTTTGGGTCTTACCGAGGTGGCTATCACTTTGGCTGGGAAGACAGGGACAAGGAAATGCAAATTGCCATTGCAAAGAAAAATGAAGAGGCCAGGGCTTTAGAGCAGGCCATGGCCACAAAGCTAGTCGATAAAGAATCTCAATTAAGAAAGGCCCAAGATGACATTGCTAAGAAACAGTCTGCTATGCACGAGCTTGCTAGGACTGGCAGGCTGCGCCTCCCAGCCCCAAGTTGTCCACAAGCCAGCACAAATGCCACCCCTGCCGCTGGAGATAGCAACACCACTCAAACCGAATCTGAGCGAGAGGTTATTGCAGCTCTTATCGACATCGCAGCCGAAGGAGACAAAGCCATCAACAAGCTCAATGCCTGCGTCAGCGCCTACAACGAAGTGAGGGTTTTGATCAATGGTCAATGAAGAACAGCTGGCCAAACTGCACATTGGCCCACAGTGGGTGGATGCCCTAAATGCGACATTTGAGCGCTTTGATATTTCAACGCCATTGCGCCAGGCTGCATTTATTGGTCAGTGTGGCCATGAGTGCGGCCAATTTAAAGTGCTTGAGGAAAACCTGAATTACCGGGCTGAAGCGCTGATGAAACTTTGGCCAAAGCGCTTTGACGCTGCCAAAGCCCAAATGTGTGCCAGGAATCCCAAGCTCATTGCCAACACTGTTTACTCTGGCCGCATGGGCAACCGAGATGAGGCCAGTGGTGATGGTTATCGATTCCGAGGCCGTGGCTGCATTCAATTGACCGGGTCAGCGAACTACCATCACGCAGGCAAAGCGCTTGGCGTGGACCTGATCATGCAGCCCGAGCTGGTGGCCACGCCTCAGTATGCAGCGCTGACTGCCGGGTGGTTTTGGGATACCCATAAGCTCAACCAGTATGCAGACAGCCAGGACTATAAGACCATGACCAAAAAGATCAATGGCGGCTTTATTGGCCTGGAAGACCGGATCAAACACATCAACCACGCGCTGTCTGTCCTGACATAATTAGACATGGCCATCAAGCAGCAATTAGATACTCCATCCATACCAAGTCTGGGATTCCCTCCAGAGGGGTATGAGCGCAGGCATTTCAATGAGAACTATGGCGCTCTAAACAATTATTTCAGGAAGCTGACATCTGTTTTGGGGTCTTTGTTTGGTCCACGTGGAAGTCGATTTATAAATGCGCCCTATGGTGCATTTGAAAGCACTGTGGACCAAACGGCAGCAGCGGCCAACACGGCTTATGCCATGACCCTGAATACCACCGACTACGCCAATGGCGTGAGTGTCGTGAGCAATTCACGGATCACAGTAACTGACGCAGGCATTTGGAATCTGCAATGGTCTGGCCAGTTTGAAAACCCTGACTCCCAGGACCATGATGGCAGGGTCTGGCTCAAGATCAATGGGACTGCGGTGACTGGCTCAACTGGATTCTTTGCAGTGCCGAGCAAACATGGCGTAATCAATGGCCATGCCCTGGTCGGATGGAATTACTTTTTGAGTCTAAACGCAAATGATTATGTTGAATTGTGGTGGGAGACCGATAGCACCCAGGTAAGCATTCAGTCTTATGCCGCAGCAGGCAATTACCCCTCAACAGCGTCTCTTATTGCGACAATGACATTTGTGTCAAACCTACCAACATAATTGCCATCATGTACATACCACTTAAATTACCACCAGGCATTTACAGAAACGGCACTGAGTACCAGGCAGCAGGCCGATGGTATGACGCAAATCTGGTGCGCTGGTATGAGAACACTTTGCGTCCCATGGGTGGCTGGCGAAAACGATCATCAAGTCAGATGACTGGCATGTGCCGAGGCTTTCTCACCTGGCGCGACAACAGCGCCCTGAGATGGATCGGCCTTGGCACGCATTCAAAGCTCTATGCCATGAACGAGGCTGGCACATTGAAAGAGATCACGCCAAGCGGATTTACGGCAGGCAATGCTGATGCTGTTTTGAAGACTGGTTATGGATACAGCACCTATGGCTCATTTGGCTATGGCGTGGCCCGTCCTGATTTGGGATCAATCACCCCGGCCACCACATGGTCGATGGACACATGGGGTGAGTATTTGATTGCCTGCTCCAATGCCGATGGCAAGCTCTATGAGTGGCAATTGGGCTTTAGCACACCCACATTGGCTGCGGCCATTACAAACGCGCCTACGGGCAATAAGGCGGTCTTGGTGACTGCCGAGCGCATCATGTTTGCTTTAGGTGCTGGCGGTAATCCACGCAAGGTGCAGTGGTGTGACCAGGAGAACAATACCCTTTGGACACCAGCAGCAGACAACCAGGCAGGCGATTATGAGCTAGCCACACCTGGCACATTAATCGCTGGCAAGCGTGTCAAGGGTGTCAACTTGCTGTTTACAGATGTGGATGTCCACACGGCCCAGTATGTTGGCGCGCCATTCGTTTATGGCTTTGAGAAGGCTGGAAGCGGCTGCGGTCTCATTTCAGCCCAGGCTGTGGCGGCCATTGACACTGCTGCCATTTGGATGAGCAAGTCTGGCTTCTGGATTTATGACGGCTATGTCAAGCCACTGCCAAGTGATGTGTCTGACTATGTGTTTGGCAATATCAACTTCAACCAGGCATCCAAGGTCTATGCGGTCCACAACAGCAAGTTTGGTGAAATCTGGTGGTACTACCCAAGCAGTGGCAGCAATGAGAATGACAGTTATGTAACTTTCAATTACAGAGAAAACCACTGGAACATTGGCACATTGGCCAGGACTGCTGGCACTGATGCCGGAGTGTTCACTAACCCCATGGCGGTGTCCACAGATGGCTATGTCTATGAGCATGAGGTGGGTTTTAATTACGACAGCGCCAGCGTCTATGCTGAGTCTGGCCCAGTGCAATTGGGCAATGGTGACAACATCATGTCGGTGAAAGAGATCGTGCCAGACGAGCAGACCTTGGGCGAGGCTGTGGTGTCATTCAAAACCCGCAATTACCCAACAGGCGATCAATCCACATTTGGACCATACACGGCAGCCAATCCGACTGATGTGCGTTTTGCAGCGCGCCAGGTCAATGTGAAAGTGACTGGTGCGGTATTGGCTGACTGGCGTATTGGGGTGATGAGGCTTGATGCTGTGCCAAGTGGCAAGCGATGAGCGACCAAGAACATTTGGAGAGGCTGCGCCACCATGTGGAGGCTGCCTTAGAATACTCTGGAGGCACACATAATTTTGACGATGTCGCTGAGATGGTCCGAGACCACAGATTGCAGCTGTGGCCAGCCAAAGACTCAGTGGTATTGACAGAGATCATTGTCTATCCCAGGCTAAAGAATTTGCATTATTTTCTGGCTGGTGGCGACCTAGATGAACTCTCACGGATGAGACCATTGATCGAGTCCTGGGGCAAATCAATTGGTTGCACCAGGGTGACTTTGGCAGGCCGCAGAGGCTGGTCAAAGACATTTTTGAAAGACGAAGGTTACAGCCCACAATGGTCTGTAATGGCAAAAGAACTTTAGGGGAAAAATGATGGCATCAGAAGCATTGAATTGGGCGCTAAACAACGGCATGACCCAAGCCGAATTTGACAAACGAATTTTTGATGCGGTGGTTACTGCCCAGCAGCAAGGCACAAGCAACGCCATGTTGCGCTCTGAGATGGACCGACTTGGCATCTCTCCAGAGGATGTGGCGCGTGCCACTGGCGTGACCACTCAGAGCGTGCAAGAAAAATACAATGCAGCCATCCCCAAGACTGAGGCCGAGCTGATTGCTGATGCAGCTGCTGAAGCAGAGCTTGCAGCCCGTACAGCACGCGACACAACTGCCAGCCAGTCTTTGATTGATGCCAGAAACTTGGCGGCTCAGACTTCTGCTGGCAATTTGACTGCCGCACAAAAAGCGGCTGCCAATGCTGCACAACTGGCACTAGTCCAAAAACAAAACGAAGCGGCTTTGGCTTTGCAGCAGCGCAATGCAGCGGCCCAGGCTGCTGAAGCTGCGCGTTTGGCAGCATTGCGTGCTGGAACAACAACAGGCACAGGCACTGGTGGTTTGCTTGGCCCAACTGGTAACACCAGCGTGACTGGCACGACACCATTTGCCAATGCCACCCAAGGCTTTGCACAGAACTTTGCCAACTATCAGTCCATCCCCATTGGCGCTCAATACAACCCTGGCGTGACTGCTGGCGGTGCATCTCCATACTCTCAAGTGATGGGCCAGATGCGACCACTTGGCAACCCCTATGCAGGCGTGGTGGCCGGGCAAGCCATGGGTGGCTACAACCCTGGTCTATATGACCAGATTGCGGCTGCCAACTTGGCCAGGGATATCGCTGCCAAGGGCAATACAACATTGGCTGACTACTATGGCGCTGGTGCTGCTGACTCATCTGCTGATGCCGCAGCAGCTACGGCAGCCGATTCTGCTGCGGCAGCGGCTGCAAGCGCCACTGGCACAGCCCCCGGTAGCGATGGAACTCCAGGCTCTGGCGCTGCAATGGGTGGATTGATTACAAGTGTTTGGGGTGATGACCCCCCTGGTCCAGACGATGGCGCTAAATATTTGGACATTGGCGAGTATGTCATCAAAAAATCTTCAGTCAACAAATATGGCCGTGGACTTTTGGACATGATCAATGAAGGCAAAGTGCCTGCCAAGAAAATGAAATCTTTACTGGGATAAGGTGGCAATATGTCAAAAGGTGGAACAACTACAAGCACAAGCTCCATTGATCCTCAGATCAAAGAAGCATTCCTGGCCAACTTTCAGCAGGCCCAAGGTGTTGCTGGCGCATTGCCAGTCCAGCAATTTGCTGGCTACAACCCTATGTACCAGGCAGGCGAGGAGGCTTTGGTTAACACTGCCTTGGCTGGCCCAGGCATCACTGGCACAGACCTGGCAGCCCAAATGGCCGCTTATGGTGGTGTCTATCAACCCGGTCAGATCACAGCGCAGCAGACCAATCTTGGATTGACTGGACCAGGCTCGATTGCCTCTTACATGAATCCATATACCGAGTCTGTGCGCGCCAACGCATTGGCCGACTTGGAAGCTGCACGCCAGGCTGCCATTCAGCAAACTGGTGAGCGTGCCACGGCTGCCCGTGCGTTTGGTGGATCACGCCAAGGTGTGGCCGAGGCTCTGACAAACCAGGGGTTTGCCAAGCAGGCTGCCAACTTAGGCACGACTTTGAACGAGCAAGCATTTAACCAGGCAATGGCCATGCAGCAGGCTGACATTGCACGCAGATCAGCAGCCGACATTGCCAATCAGCAAGCAGGCTTGCAAGGTGCGCAATTGCGTTTGGGCGGTGCAAGCCAGCTTGGTAATTTGGCTGCACAGCAGCAAGCATTGCGTCTTGGTGGCGCTCAAGCTGTCATGGGTGCTGGTGGTGCGCGTCAGGCATTGGACCAGCAGCAGATGGATGCAATTCGCAACATTGGCCTCCAGCGCCTGGGTGTGGTGCAGTCTTCACTAGGTGCGCAGCCTGCCAACCTTGGTATGGTGGCAACGACTCCATATAGTCAAAATCCAGTGGCTGGCGCTCTTGGTGGTGCTTTGGCTGGCGCAAAATTGGGCAGTGTTGTTCCAGGTGTTGGAACTGCAATGGGCGCAATTGGTGGTGGAATTCTTGGCCTTTTAGGCGGTTAAGGGGTAAAAGATGGCAAACGAATTCAGCATGGATGGCCTTTTAGGCAATCTGTTTGGTGGCGGTGGTGACAGTGAAATTGAAAAACTGTTAACTGCCAAACAACGCGAACAATTGGGTTTGCAATCCACATTATCAGCAGCTGCTGCATTGCTCCAGGCTGGAGGCCGAAGCCCACAGCGAATTGGTTTGGGCCAGGCTCTTGGTTCTGCCTTGCAAGCTGGCCAAGGTGCTTATGAAAAAGGCACGACTGGTGCAATTAACCAGTTAATGCTTGGTGCAAAACTCAAAGAGATGCAACAAGAGGCTGCTGGCAATGAGTCCTGGAGACAATTGCTAAGTGGTACGGCTATGCCAGCTGCACTGACACCATCTCAAGCAGCTTTGGCTGCGCCAGTGGCTGCTGCCGGGCCAGTTGGTCCAACAGTAGCACGCGCAGACCTGGCGGCTCAAATGCCAGCACCAACTGCTGGTCAGGGTGTATTTGCATCATTGACACCAGAGCAGCGTGCAATCATCAGTGGCATGCCACGCAAAGAAGGCATGCCTGAAGTGCTGAAGATTGCAGCATCACAATCTGAGTGGAGTAAGCCAGAGCCAATCGTGATGAATGGCAAGACTGTAATGATGCAATACAACAAGCTGGGCCAGACCAAAGTGGCTGAAGGTGCTGCACCATACGAAGCCCAATCGCCTGACATTCGTGCTGTCGAATATCTGCAAGGCGGCCCATTGGCTGGAACTGGTCAATCTGGAATTCAAAAAGTTGGCGAATATCGCAAACAAATTGCAACGCAAGTTAATGTCAATCCAGAGCAAAAAGGCTTTGAGAATGAAATGAAACTGGCTGGCGCATTTAAGCAAGAGCCAGTCTATAAAGACTATCAAGATGTGAAGTCTGCATTTGGCCAGGTGGTTTCATCTTTAAGCCAAGGAACACCAATTGGTGATGTGGCTGGTGCGACCAAAGTGATGAAATTGCTAGACCCAGGTTCTGTGGTGCGTGAGTCTGAGCTTGGCATTGCCATGGCAGCGTCTGGCCGTATGGACCGATTGAATAATTACTTCACAAACATGATGAGTGGCCGAAAACTTACGCCAACTCAAATTGATGATTTCAAGGCTTTATCAAATGAGCTTTATGCTGCTGCTGGCCAGGCTTATAACCAAAAGCGCAAAGAGTATGAGCAATTTGGTGATGCATACGGGTTCAAAAACCTTGGTGCAGCCCTTGGCGCTCCAGCCACAATCCCATCAATGATGCGTAATGCACCTAGACCTGGTGGCGGTGGCGGTACTGCACGACCATCTCTTGGTAATATCTTTGGCGTACCAGGAGGCTGATCATGGATGGCATTGAAGAGAAAATCAAAGAAGCAAAAAAGGCTGGATATAAGGACGATGAAATTGTCCAATTCCTGACTCAGATTCCTAGTGTCAGCAATCAAGTCAGTGCTGCCTTAGAAAACCAATACAAGCCAGACGAGATTCTCAAATTTTTGACTGAATCAAAAGGCTATAAAGCTGGCGCAAAGTTGGATAAAACAACACGCGCATTGGCTAGTGCTGCTGGTGGACCGACATTTGGTTTTGCAGATGAATTAGCAGGCTTTCTTGGCGCTCCAATGTTGGCATACAAAAAGGATATTCCATTAAGTGATGCCTACACCATGGGCCGTGACATTTTCCGAGGTGCTGCTGAGTCTTATCAGAAAGAAGCACCTTGGTCTGCTGCTGCTGGCCAATTGGCTGCAAGCGCTCCAATGATGATCGCTGGCATTCCAAGCAAGATTATGCAAGAGGCTGGCAAGCGAGTCATGCCTGCCATTGAAACTATTGCTCCAAGTATTGCACCAGCATTACAGAAAGTCGGCCAATATGTGGCAGGCACGCCTGGTGCTGGTCAAATCATGGGTCTTGGCCAACGCACAGTCCAGGCTGGCGCGTCTGGTGCAGGCTATGGTTTATTGGGTGGCATTGGAGAGTCAACTGGCCAAAGCGCTCAAGAGATATTGGCTGATGCCGCTAAAAGCACATTGATCAGTGGCGGCCTTGGCGCTGTATCTCAGCCTGCCATGGCCATCATGGGTGCTGGTGGTCGCCAAGTATTGGCGCGTGTATCACCCACATCTGCTGGCACTTATGCCCAGCAAAAAGTGGCTGAGTCTTTAATTCGCGATGTGCCGGAAGCATTAGCTCCAAGCGCACTGACTATGGCCCAGGCACGATTGGCCAAACTTGGCCCAGAGGCACGCATTGCTGATGTAGGTGGCAAATCCACACGCAATTTGTTAGATGTGCAGGCCACATTGCCTGGCACAACGACTGAGGCTGTTGAGCGTGCTATTCGTGAGCGCCAGGCAGGCCGTGCTGGCCGTTTAATGACTGCTGCCGATGAAAGTCTTGGCACTCAAGGCGCTCAGTTTATGCAGAAGTTGGAAGACTTCAGCGCTCAGAGATTCAAAGAGTCACGCCCATACTATGCGGCCATCGATAAAGCAGCATTGCAAGTCGATGACACTTTGGCTGATGTCTTGAACAAATCTCAAGCTGTCCAAGGTTCTGCTGAACTGCTGTTCAAGACAAAGACTGGCCAGACGATTGACCTGGCCAAGCTCAAGCCTGGTGATCCAGTGCCAATGAATGTCTTGGACACATTAAAACAGTCACTCTATGACTCATCGCAAGCATTGCGCAAAACTGGCAACAATGCCCAGGCAAATGCTTACGATGCCGTGCGTCAGCAATTGGTTGGTGTGCTTGAAGACCAGTCACCCAAGATTGGTGGCCAATCTGCATATTCCATGGCCATGAAGACATGGGCTGGTCCATCACAAATGATGGATGCGGCAGAAGTTGGCCGTAAAGCTATGACCCAGGATATTCTTGATCTTGGCCAATCAATCAAAGGCTTTACGCCATCAGAGATCGATGCATTCAGAGTCGGTGCTTTGCAGGCTTTGCGTCAAAAGACTGGCACAGAAGCTGGCCAAACATCTTTGCTAAAGATGTGGAAAGAGCCAGCCACGCAAGACCGACTCAAAGGAGTCTTTGGCAACGACTACCGCGCATTTGCGGCTGCTGTGGCAAAAGAGTCACGACTCAAAGGTCTTGAGTCTGCTGGCCGTGGCAGTCAAACTGCTGCACGCCTTGCAGGCACTGCTGATCTTGAGGTCGCACCACTTGGCCAGGCTGCAATGGCTGCATCGTCTGGCAATGTGCCAGGTGTGTTGGCAGCAGCGACAAATCTGATGAATCAGACTCGAACACCAGAGGCTGTGCGAAACGAAATTGGAAAGATTTTGCTTTCGCGTGATCCACAGCAGCTAGACAAATTGGCTGAAGTAATCAGAAAATTGAACGAATCCCGTGCCACAGCTGCTGCCATTGGTGGCCGACCATCTGGCCAGATTGGTTCAATGATCACTGGCTATGAGGGTCAGTGACCCCAAAAAACGCAGCAATAAGCGGGTCTCTTTTGATGACCCGTCTTTGTTGCCTGCGTCTGGCATTCAAGAAGTCCACATCATCTGCGCTCATTTTGTTTCGGTATTTCCTAATGCGCTCTGAGCCTGGCACTGGTCCAGGCGGTTCAACATCTTCACCCTCACCCCATGACCACAGTGGCCGATACTGGCCATTGGCATGGACTTTTGTGTGGCCAGAGATGTGGACTAGGCCCTCTTTGTGAAATTCAAATAAAGCCCTGGCTGCACTTCTGCGCACGCAAAAGCACAGTTTGGCCAGGTCCACATCGGAAAGGTTTGACTTCTTTTGTAATGCTGCCGCAATAGCAGGCTCTACACGAGGTTTTAAGCCTCTGGGCATGTGCCACTCTCCATTCGTGCTTTCAAGCGCTCCAGCATGCGTTTGATCACGAATGCACGGGCTTTGACATCAGAAGGAATGGAGTGACCATAGACTTCTGGAGAAAGAAGGTCATTGATTAGGTCAAGGCAGGCGTCTAATGAGGGTGGGAGGTCATTGGTCATTGTATTTTTCCAGTGCAGAGACTTCAATGTGGTCCACCAGGGACTGCAAAAGCATGTGTGCAATGTCCACATCGGTGTCAGCAATGTATGCGTTATTCAGCGTCATGGACTCTTCTAAATCAGGCTCATAGGGTGCGCCAAGTGAATCGGTCGAGCCTTTTTCGGCTGGACTGTATTCCAGGAAGCATGTCAATTCGACATCTTCAATGCAGCAGGCAAACTGGAACAAGTCTTTGGGGCAATCAGGTGTCGTGCCGTAGTTCATGCTGACCACCATGCAACAAGCAGAACAGCCATACCAACGCCAATGGCCACGGCAGTTAAATAATCCAAGAGGGTTTCGGTTTGAGGTTTCATCGGTTTCTTTCGTTAAGTTAAATACGAGTAACGAATTCTGACAGATTAAAAATATGTTGCAACAATTATTTTTAAGTGTTGTTTTTATACATATTCCGCAATTAGAATGCGGCCATGGAATCAATCTTCACTATCAGGGACAGGGCCAAGGCCCACAAGATCACCATGTCTGCCGTGTGCAGCAGGGCTGGCATTCAGCAGTCCCAGGTGAGCCGATGGCTGTCTGGGACTGTTGAGCCGCTTTGGACATCAATCAATCAATTGAACATTGCGCTCAATGAATTGATTGAAGAGAGATCACCAGTCGCTGTCTGATACAGCTTCAGCAGCTGGTGCTTTGCTTGAGCTAATTCCAAAATCAGATGCAGCACTTGGCTTTGCACCACCCAATGAGTCACCCTTGGCCAGAAGCATGATGTTGTTCAGGCCAAACGACACACCCTTGTTGCCTGCCTGGTCATACGCATAAGCATTCAAAGACACACGGCCAAAGTCACCAGAGACGATGTCTTGGCTGCCAATGATGTCGTGGCCATGGGCATCCACCGCGCCAGGCTTATTTGTGCTTTTGGTGTTGAAGAAATAATGGCCAGCGTACTCTGGGCCAAGTGGTGATCCATCAGACTTGGTCTCAGTGTCGCCATCACGCAAGGGATTGCGCACAGTCTTTGGAATCTTGTCACCAAACTTGGCAGTCAATGCGGCCTTGGCTGCCGCTTTCAATTGGTTCACAGTTTCGGTGTCTGTCTTTGGGACAAGCACCTGGGTCGA